GTTTTGTTCTTATGCTGATACTTCAATACAAGAATACAGATTCTGTACATTGCCAAGCATTGTAAGAACATTCATGGAAAGTTTAGCTGTAGCTCCTTCGCATACAACTCTTCCCTTCACCGGGCCTCTGTCTCCATCTGCATTGATGTTTCTGAATTCTCTCTCTACGGTAAACTGTCCACCGCCTCTTGAGAGTGCAATCAAGTTATTATCCACATAAAGCCTTCCGGCTCCCAGAAGAATCTGAGCAGCTCCGGTTAAGGTTCCGTCAACTTCGACTGACCAGGTCTCTTCTGTACTGGTGGATGCTTCGTCCGTGTTGTCATAGCAGGAAGTAAACTCAATGTTCGGAACCACATCATTCTTCTCAGCATACTGCCATTCAATATTACCCATATTCATGGCATCCGTGATTTTGATTGTGCATGCGCTTCCGCCCTTGGTAGTTCCTACCCACTTCACTTCTTTGAAATCAGCACTTGTGACTGCGCCTGTTCCTTTGATTTTCATGGCTTATCCTACCTTTCATAATTTTGTACTTGAAACTGTACCTGTCTGTGTTTGATGTGCTTGTTTTCATCTAAGATGTTTCGTCTGTCTATCAAGTAGAATGTCGGCAAAACATTTTCCTGCGGAATGTTTTCCCCTTGGAGCAGATTTTCTACGGAATCCGTAAGATCATCAACAACTTCCGTCTTGTCATTTTCGTTGAAATCCCAAACATCCACTTCCAGGATGTAATCCTGCCTGGAAAGATCCTGAAGGTCTATTCTCCGGAATGTAAATACAACATGCGGATATAGCTTCTTCTCGTTGGCTATTTCATGATAAACATTCGGTGTCAATGTCTTTAATTTGGTCTGAACCAATTCCTTAAGGTCATTCGTCCTCATACTCTTCCTCACTTATCATGGAAAGTGCTTGTGCTTCGCTTTCCAATCCACTCAGATATTTCGACTCGATCTCGATGATTGTCGGAATGTTATCCTCCACCGCATTGGAAAGTAATCCCAATTTTGGTGTCTGACTGCTGCCAAATTCCTGAAAATAGGAGTAAAAGCCTTTGACCGTTTTGTTTTTCAAACCGATCTCGACTCTTGGGTATTTTGTGTTTTTTCCTGACACAACGGAGTAAGTTGTCGCTTTTCCGGCATTGCCGGTTTTGCGGTCGAAATGCTCATACAGAGCTTCTTTCCACTTTGCTTTGACGAACTTGCCAACATCTCTCAATGCTGCCCTGCTCAACTCAAAGATGTAATACTGCGCTGCATCTACATTGGATGTGTATTCCACATTACCGTTTTTAACTTTGACAACAGATTTCGGAGCACTCATTCAATACCTCTTCTGCATACAATTTCAAGGTTTGTCTTGGTTCTGTATGTCCTAATGACTTCATATATCTGCGGAGTTCCGCCAAATGGAGTGTACTTCAATGTCTGCTCTCCCTGGTAATCATAGAAGTCAGCAATCACAAACTTGATCTCCGGCCTCAAGCCAATAGCCTGTGCCTGATAGAATTCCGTCTGTGAAATGCTTTTTACCTGTGCAAATACCTGTCTTTCCGTGATTGTCTTTTCCGGATCTCCGTATTTGTCCGTGGTCTCTGTTTCAGTTCGCAAGTAGATTGCTTCGTCAAACATTAACTCACCTCCTCCGGTTCCGGATAAGTTTTCCGCAAATTATCCAACTGGTATTTGAAGGATTCAGCAAACATTTCTGCCTCTTTCGGCTCCGCATAATATGTTTTTGCATAAGTCTTGATTGCCTGTTCTACCAAGTCCTTGGATGCAGGTTCCTGCGATTCCGCAACAGCTGCTTTCACTCCTGCTCGTTTGAGTTCCTCACGAGCAGAAGTAATTACAGTCTGTATTTCGTTATCCAGGAGATTATGGCTTATGCGAAGATATAACTTAATGTCGTCCAAAAGTGCCATCGGTAACTCCTTTCGTCAAGGATTACCTTGACTCTTTTTTCTTTGTCGTCTTAACCGGTGCTTTTTTCACCGGCTTCGGCTTCGTTTCTGCCTTCGTCTCAACAGGTGCTTTCGGCTCCGCTTTCTCAACATCAGCTATTTTTACAAAACCTTTTTCCGCCAGGAACCGGCCTCTGTCCGCTGCACACTCAATGATTTCTCCGGCAGTGCACTGCATTCCGGTGTATTTATCAATATATGTCTTGATTACGGTCGCCTTCATAGTGCACCTCCTTAAATCTGAGCAGGCTTGGTTACAAGTGCGAATGCCTTGCAAGCAACAGGTTCAGCAACACCGAACAACTTGCCAAGGATCTCAACAAGGTCAGATTTCTTCTGAGTGAGTTCATCCACTTTGTAAGTAGGAACGAATCCGTTCGGGAAGTTTGCAAGTGCACCATAGCCAAGATCGCCAACGATCATGTAAACCTGGCCTTCGCTTGCATCTGCGTATGCAGGAAGGGAATTGTTGTAACGAACAGTGAGTCCTTCAAAAGGATCTACAGCATACTGAGCTGCATACTGAGCTGCCTTGAATGCGGACCAAGTTTTCTTGTTCATGATAACAATCGGATTAGCTGCATCATCGGAAAGCTCACCCATTGCTGCTGCTACGGTACCAACAGCAGGAGCGGATGCTACAACACCTGCAGAAGGAGTCGTTGCCGTTGCGGTATCAGGAAGAGCTGCAATCTTTCCAACGAGTTCGTCTGCTGTCTTCTTCATGATCTTGTGATTCAGTTCACGAAGGATGTAATCCAGGAATGCCTGTCCTCTTAAGCCCATAACTTCATCGGAAACGGAAATCCACTTCTTGATGTTCTTGGGAATCAAGGTAACGATACCGAGAACTAAGGTCTCCTCTGCAACTGCACCGGAACCTTCGTCATGAACAACTGCATCGGTTCCACTGATTTCGAACTGAACCTGAAGGTTTCCGGGAACTTCCTCACGAGGAACTAACTGAAGGATCTCGTTGCGATCCCACGCAGTCTTGATCTGATCGTATACGAAATCGGGAACTGCTATGGTTCCAGCCTCACCAACATTGGTAGTTAAAAGTGCTCTGCATTCGTCTGCATTGCCGGTTTTAACGAACTCTGCAAATGCATTAACATACTCTGTGGAATTTCTGAATTCTTTTATGTCTTTCATCTTCTCTTCTCCTTTTCTTTCTTCAACTGTCGTTACGGAAGCCTTACCTTCCTGAATTTCTTTTGCTGCTTCTTTTCTTTCCTCAAGGTCTTTCAGCTCTACCTTGCGAGCTTCGAGTTCCTTCATTTCCTCGGTAAAGGATCTGATTTCTTCCTCGTTCTCGGATGCTTTTACCAAACCGTCAATTTCAGCGAGCCTGGCTTCAACATCAGCCAATGTCATGTCTTTCAATTCCATTGTTTTTTGCTCCTTTCGTAGAAGTATTTTTCTCTTGCTGCTGCCAGTTTTGCCTCTTTTGCAAGTCTCTCCGCTTTCTCCTGTTCGATAAATCCATCAAACCGAGATCGAGTCGCCACTGATATATCTGTACCCGGATTTGCCGGGAATGATACCGCTGACACATCATAGAGCTTTTTGATTCTAAGAATCTTTCTCAAGTGCTGGTCTACATCGTAAGCATCTTCTGCCACAGTGAATGCAAATGACATCTGCGTGTACATCTTTGCTTCAATCTCTTCGTGCATTTCCCTTGCTGCGGAAGTTCTTCCAAGGTCCGCTCTGGACATCAGTCCGTGATTGTCCACACTTAAGGTCAGGGAACCGTTCTTGGTTCTTGCAAATACGGTACCTTCATGGTCTTTGACGAAAATGACATCCGTCAGGTCTGCCTCTTCAAACGCATCCGGCATGATCTGCTCTTTGTACTGAATTCCGTCCATTTCAAACAGTGTGTATGGTTCAAATGTAGTGGCATATCCTTCCACAACAAAAGACTGCTCTTCGCCTTCTCCTGCTGCCCTTGTTTCCATCATGGGCATGTTTCTGTATTCTCGTTCTTCTCTATACGGCATCTTCTTCATCCTCACTTTCTGCCGGCCTTCCGGCTTCTGTTGTGTCTCCTGTTTTGGCTGTATCAAGTCGTAAAACAAATTCGTCACCGCCTTCATACGGTGCCATATTGAACAACTGTCTATATTCGTTTGGAGTCATAAGTCCACGATCCACCAACTGAACCATCGAAATCTTGGTTTTGGCGGATGCAAACTGCAAACGGTTCGATTCATACCAAATCTTGTTTCCGAATGCTCTTTCTCGCTCCGTGAAGATCTTGTAGGTCAGTTCCAAGCTCAAAGCCACAAGGAATGGCTCGATTCTGCTTTCGTAGAATGCATCGTACTCTGATTCTGAGTAATTTGATTTGATGATCTTCTCGTTTACACCGAAATACCTATATACTCGCTCACGGAAATCACTCATTTCCTCGGCTGTTGCCGTTGTCGGCTTTAAGTTAATCTCTTTGAACTCCTGAGTCGCATCCAGGGAAGCAATTCCGCCCTGATTGCTGATATTCATATAATCCGACACAAACCGATCTCTGTTTTCCTTCAGTGCTTCCGGAGATAACATGGCCTTGGTGGATTTCAGGATGCCTCGCAGGTTCGCTGTGCTCTTGACTGCGTTCTGCAAGCCCTTGTCCATTGTTCCGATAACATCCAAAGTTCCGAGCAATGGAAGGTTATTCTCTCCGGCAATGTCGGAATTCAGATAATCCTTTCGAAGAACCACCAAATCTTCCCAGGGAACCGTCAGGTTCTGTGCTGCCGTACCGGAAAACTGGAACTGCACAAACAGCCTCGTTTTATACTCGACTGCTTCAAAGCTCTGATACGGCACCGGATAGATGGCAATCACATTGCCTTTTTCATCTCGGTCAATGAATGCAAATGCCGTATTTTTCACTTCCAGGATGTTTCGCAGCTTCTCCAGGAAGTCTTTTCCATTCATGAACTTATTCGGCCGAAGGCCAAGCAGATATTCAATGTTCTTGACCGTAGATCTCGGATTTGCCTTTGATGTATTTTCTGCCAGCGCACGAACGCATGCTCTTACATCGTCTGAAGCATAGATGTCATTGCCAAAAGAACCAAAATATGACTTGAAGGTTCCAAGTTCCTTAAATTGTGTGTAAGCCTGTGTCTGCTGTTTGTCTTTCATGATCGACTTAAACAGATTTTGAAAAAATCCCATTTTTCTTTACCTCACATACGGTATGTATTCGTCATAATGCTTCACATATCCAACCCAGGCATTCAGGAGAGACACCATACCGTCAATTCGTCTGTTTGCCTGTATCTTTACCGGCTGTATCATTTCAATGGAGTCCGTCTTGGTGGATTTCTTTCCGGTGTTGGCAAGGCACCAGCGCAAGATCGGATTGTTGTTATAAACTACTCTGTGTTCATGGAATGCTGCTTGCATTTCTCGCATTGGCTGGTTCCAT